CATGTACAGATCCGTAGACTGGTTGGTGATCGAGGCCATCTCCATAGCCTTGACCGCGGCTGCTTCTTTACTCAGCCCTGCTTTCTGCCCTTTCTTGTACTCAGTCCACATCGCCCAGGTGAACGCCGCCTGATCGCCCCAGCGGACGTTTGTCAAGAAATACCGCAACATTTTTTTGACCGTCGGGCTGTCCGTCATCGCCGCCTGGAGATCGCGCAAATCCGGGTCGAACGCCGACTCATCCCCGAAGCGATTACGGTACATCTCCGTCTTGGTCAACTCGTGTATTTCTCCTGTGCGTATCGCATTGATAAACCCCGGGAATTCCGCGATCATACTCCGATACCCGATCTCATTTGCCGCGGAGATCGTGCCGGTAAGCTGCATAAAGAAGTGCTTGTCAAACGGGACCGTGCCCCCAATGCGACTCAGAGCGTATTTGGAAATCCAGCGGTTAACGTTGATACTGCTAAACCGGAACTCCCGGGCCAATCCGCCGCGTCCGATCGTGTGAAAATACTCCATCATGCGATTGTAAAACACCTTGCCCTCGCGCTTTTCGATGCGCGAGCGTACTTCGTCCCGGCCGAGGATCTCATAGACGTTACGCAGGTACGGCCCGTGGGCGAGAAAATACTCCATGTCATACATGTACTGCATCGTGGTCGCCAGCGCACTGGGTATCTTCGGCATCTTGTCACTGCCCAAGCGTTCCTTCAAGTGGTCGGTATCGGCGGCGTCCAACGGACGAAACTCCCCCGTCGCCATGCTGTTTATCATGGTCTCCAGAGTCTTGACGTTGTCCGCCCCGGCAACATAACTCAATGGGAAGTATTCTTTAAGAAGCGTCGCCGGCTTGCCCGTGGCCCGCTCATAGACCTCACCGATGCGATCACGATACGAGCGGTACAGCGCGTCAATGCGCTCAGCAAACGCCAAGTCTTTGCCCTTGAACCGCTCCGCTATCTGAGCTTGCAGCGACTCGACGTCCCACTGCGCTTTACGCAGTTTCGTTTCAACATCCGGATTCTTCGCCATCAGCCAGAACGCTATCGCCTGTGTACGAGTGATCTGGTGGGGCTTCGCCTCCAGGATCGTACCGTCCACATCAAATTTGACCCCTTGGTACAACGTGTACACCCGCTGACTCTCCATATCCCGCGCCAATTTATCGACGCCTTTACGCTGGCCTTCGTTGTACACGTCGGCAAAATCCTGCCAGAGCTTGCGCGAACGGTAGTTAAACTCCGCCTCAAACACCCGGGCGTGGATGAACGGGTTGAGCAGCTTCATGACCGGCCCCTGCCCCGGCTCAGACGCCGTGTGCATATCAAGAATGTCGATCATGCGGTACAGGTTTGTGAACATCGGGTTGTTTACCGTGGCCTCTTTGAACGTCGCCCGCAACCGCTTGTCAAGTTCGAGCGCCTGCGCGTGAAGGTCGTCCGTTACGATCGGGGCTTTAGACTCAAGCGCCTTGACGATCGTACCTACGCCTTTGTCGATTATCTCGCTCTGCCGGCGCACCCACTCTTTACGCCCGGCAACGCCGATCTCGTACATCTCCGCCACGCCTTCGGCAATGTCCCGCATCTGTCGAAGACTTGCGTCTCCGCTGCCGGCCAGCGACCCCATCTCCTGATAGATCTGCGTCAGTTCCTGGAGCTTGCGCTCATCCTCCGTCGCCTTTGGGTCCACCTCGACCAGATCGACCATATATGGGTGATTGTACGCTTCCTCGAACTTCTCAAGGATGCGCATAGCCTCGGGGCTGACGTTCTTCTTGCCGAGTTTGAGCTCGATCGCTTTAGCGTACTGGTCTCGGGCCAGCAACTCCAGCGAGTCCTTTATCTTTTGTTCAATGTACCCCTTCTTCGCTTCCAAGTCTTCGACCGAACGGATCGACTCGGACGCCCGGCGCATGTCGTTCAGAAGCACCGTCTTCGCCTGCCCCTTGACCGGGATGTTCTTGATGTAGTCCCGCAGGAATTTCTTGATTTCTTTCATCTCCCGGCGAGCGGACTTGGCCCCGGCGTTGAACGACTTCACCTTATCACGAATACCCCGAAGCCGGATGTCTGCGATTTTACTGGCTTTAGTCGTGACGCTGCCCTTGATCGTCGCACCAGCGAGCAGATCTGCCCGGGATTGCTCCAGCTTATCTTTCTCGACCAGCGCCTCCTCGACGTCCTCAAAGTTGAAATCCTCCTCAGCCATCATCTCCTCGATGCGCTTGTCGATGTTCTTCATCGTCTGGTCGATCTCGCGCACCGCCGCTTCAACTTCAAGGCGCTTCTCGGGGGGTATGTCCTGCTCTACCGGCGCCTGCGCACCCTCGATGTCAATATCAGGCATATCCGCCGCGCTCATCGCCTGTTTTATCCCGTTGGCCTTGGCGATCAGGTTGCGCACCGACTTGATGTGCTCGACTTTAAGATTCGCAAGGTCCACGCCTTGATTGACGATAAGCTCCGCCTGGCGCACCAGATACTCGTGAATGAACGAGCGGGCTTCTTCCGGCGTATTCACTATCTTTTTATCGACCATGAAATCTACGGCTTTCTGCACTTTATTGCGTACCATCGCTGCTCCGGCCGCACCGCCATAGACCATACCAATCGACGCTTCAAACAGCGCGTTACGCAGTATCTCGCCTCCGTCTGCATCGGACAACCCGAGTACGCGGTCTGCTACGCCTTCGGTGCCGGACTGGAGAAACTCCGTCATTCCCTCCGCTACCATGCCCGAAAGGGTGCGCTTCCACCACGGGCCAACGTACCCGACGATCTTCCCTACGCCGATCATCTCCAGCCCGCCGACCGCCAATCCCAACCCTTGTGCCAAGGCTTCTGCCTGTTCCTGCGAGTACCCCGCCGCCTCAAGCTCCGGTGCCTTGTTGACTGCGGTCTGAATCGCGGTAAACGCTCCGCCGCCGGCAGCCGCTGCCGTCGCCACCCCGGCCGTAGACGCGCCGGCAATCCCCGCCACACCTCCGGTCAGCGCCGACGCCCCGATCATCGCCAACATATTCGGCGCAGTGCGAAATGCTGCGTGCCACCAGGCTTCTCCACCTTCCGGTCCACCGGGGCCGTATGTCTGTTCCGCAATCGACGCCTGCTCTTCCTGTATCTTCATGCGATACGCCAACAGAGAATCTCGTATCTTTTCCCCGACCGGAGTAGACTTGACCCAATCGGCAATCGTATCTACCGCGGCCATCTGTGTGACGACCCCCGGTAGTGCCATTGCCTTCCGCCAATTCGCCGGGCGTTTCTTTGCCAGCCATCCGGCGAAGTTGAGCGCCCCGACCTCTAAGTCGCCCATGCCAAGCTGGAGGTCAACTCCACGCCGCTGGAACCAGTTGAGGTCTTTCTTACGCAACTCCGCGTCGAACTGCTTGGCGTCGATCGAAGGTATCTGTTCGATGCGCTCAGCGTTCTCCGGCTCCATGAGCGTAAGCCCCGGGTCCGGTTCTGGGCTGCGCCCAGTGCGCTCCAAGTACTGCATATATAGGTCAAGAGGGATCAGCGGCATTACTGGTTCTCCATTATTCGCTGAAACTCAGCATCCGACACATTGATCACGGCTTGTCCGTTGGACAGCTTCATCACTTTCTTAAGTATCGTCGGATGGAGGCTGCCCTCTTTCATGTTGTACCCCCGATACTGCGCGTCCAGACGGTCAAGCAGGCCCATGGTCTCCTTGCCGGCGGCATTGGTACTGGAATTGAGGATCGCCTGCGCCCGTTCCTCGGCGTTCCTGCCGCGCAAAAATTCTTCTTTAGTGCTGAGTTCTTCATTAAACTGCTGGTATGCGTTCTCCAGCGCGGTCTGGTACTCCATAGTGCCTTTCTGAAAGAACTGCGACACGAGCTTCTTGATCTTGGGGTACGCTACGTCCTGCTCGTTCTTCTTCCCGAACCATGCCGGGCCTCTAGCCGCATACTCCAGAGCCTGCGCTTTGGAAAACACGACTGTACCTTCGCGATTACCGGCGATGCTCTTGTGTAATCTCGACTCCAGCGCGCCTCGCGCCGTCACCGATATGTCGCCTTTACCCAGGGCTTCAATCAGATCTTTCTGGATAGTCAGCACCCGGCGCGACAATTCTTTATCCCGGGGGTTGCGTGCGAGCTCAGTCCGCAATGTGTCTATTTCACTCTCCAGTCGCTCGAACACTACCGGATTGGAATTCTTACCCAGCCGCCGGTCCATGTTGAACGCGTACTTGATGATCGCTTCGTACCCCTTCATCGCCTCGGCTTTGTCGGCAGGGAACTCTACTCCGTCCCGTTTAGCCGCCGCCTGCTCCAGCACCAGCCGTTCGTATTCCGCCTCGGCCTGCATCACCGCTGTCGGAGCGTCTCCGAGATCGACCAACTGTCGGTATACGTCGATATGCGCCGGGATGTCCTGAGCAATACGGATAGTGTCGAGCGCTTCAACCCGCTGCTGGGCCTCTTTTATCAGCGCCTCCGTGCCCCCAGGCCCAAGATACTCTCGAAACTCCTTGTACTCGCCGTCGGTCAACTTACGGATGAGCCCACTGGGGTTGCGTTCGAGCTGCATAAGCAGGTGATCTTTGACCCCTTTGGCCGAGTACCGTTCCCACATGAGTTCTTTGCTGTCCGGTGCAGTCAGTTGATCCGCGTCGATGCGCTGGCGCATCTCTTCCAGTGCGGCCTTGACTTCCTGTGGGTCGTCGATCTGCCCCATAGCCGAAGCCCGGGTAATGATCGAGGTCTCAAACATCGCTTTAGCTCGCTCACCTTGGGTGCGGTACGCCCAACTTGTATCCTCTGAATGCACAGAGAACACGTACTTAGCCGCTGCCTGCTGAAACAACTTGCGTGCCCCTCGGCTACGGATAGTCTGCGCCACCTGCTTGGCCGACTGCCGGGTCTTCTCCTGCACCTGCTTAGGAACCGACATCAAGTCAGATTGAAGATCTTTCTGCGCATCGAACCGGGTCTGCTCCTGTATCGACGTGACTTGATCTTTGAACTTCGTGAAGTATAGATCAGCCTCAGTCGCGTCGATCTCCCGCTGCCGACGCATCATTAACTGCGCCGCAGTGTTCACGGCCTTGGTTATCCCTTCCGCCAATATCTCCCCGCTACGATCGACCATCCGGTCGCCCGTGTACGCCGAAGCCAACTGTCGTCTCTGATATTCAGGTATGCGCCCCATTATCTCCTCGCACTGTATATGCTGGCGGCGTTACTCGCCCCGCTGAAAATCGAGCTGATGAACGACGCCCGGCCCTGTTTACGGTAAATACTTGCCTCCCGGTTCTTCATGTCCGCCATCCGGCCGCCCCGATACTCGATCGCTTTAGCCTCGGTCTCAGACAGTTTTATCGTCTCCGCCACGGTCAGCAGCGCCGAGCCTTCGAGCTGTACGCCCGAGGACATATATGCCATCGCCTGCTCCTTGGCATAGCGGATACCTTCGTCACGGGTGATCGCCGCTTCTCGCTCTGCCTCCCATTTCAGAAGCCGAGCGTCATCCTCGGCCATCCCCGCCTGGGCCTTAGCCGCGTCTTTCTGCTTCGACCCAGAATATACACTTGCCACCAACGACGCTACTGCCCACCAAGCCATCACTCACCTGCCCTTATATCTATAAACGGGACAATCGACATGATCGTACACGGATATGGTTGGTCTTGCACGATCGTGATGCGTTTGTCCAAGGACGTCTTGTTGGTAAGGTCAAGCAGCCGGGGGCCGGTGAACAACTGCGGTGGCCGGTCGTAGAAATCGACCCCGTCCCGACGATACGCGATGTCGGAAACGCTGTAAAACCCCGGAGCGATGCACCCATACTTGACGCCAAGAGTATCCCGAAAATGCATCATCAATTTATTCGCCGTCTTCTCCCGGCCCTGCGACGCCCCGTCCGGTGCGCCCGGCTCAATCGCCATCGTACGCAAGATACCCGTATAATCGTACCCGAGCACCGCATAACACGCGTGCGCCGGCAGATCGACGTACCCATCCGTTACCTCAAGCGGGCTGGCAACTGCCATCCCGTCGAGGGTCGCATATATCTCCGCGCCGTTCAGGTGCCGCAGCCCACCAAGTCGATTGGCAGACAGGCACCACCCGTTCGCGGCATAGGAGGTCCCATCGAAATCCTGGAGTACCTTGACCGTCACGACAGTGGACGACGTGTACCCTGTGATCTGGGCGATGCCCGTCTCGTCCCCATCGGCAAACTTCACCCGAATAAACCGCCCGATATGGTCCGGCTCAAATGTCGCGGTACCCGCAGTCGCAGTCACTCCCGTACCGGTCTTAGCCGAAAGCGTCAACGTTGTACCCTTAGTCCCGTCGTAAACCAGCGCGCTGTCCAAGCGCACAAACGTCTTCTGCTGCTCATAAAATATGTTGCGCCAGACGGCTTCATCCGAAGTCTGATCGCCGGTATAGTAATCCACGAGGTCTGGCAGTACCGGGTCGTCGGAGAAATACTCCAGATACCGACGAGTCAACCCCCCAATCGTGCGCTCGACTACCATCCACGTGCGGTCCACGTTGCTGGGGCGAGGCTCGCCGCAGACGCTCAACACCGCACCACTGCCGCCGAGCTTGTGCCGCGCCCATGCGGCCACGTCCTCACGAGAAAGTATCGTGCACGACAGCAGTACCCCGTCAGAACGTACGCCCCAGACAATGTCGGGGCGCCCTTGGGCGTACCCTAACTGGGCGATACCGCCAACGGTTATCTCGTCTGCAAGCAAGGTGCGGTCGTATGCCGTGAAATCGTCCAAGTACCAATCATACTCAAACGAGCGCAGCGTCAGCCCGCCGCGCTCCAGAAAGACGATCTGCCCGCCACCGAACAGCGGGTTGATGTTCTCGCAACCATAGTCGTCCGCCGGAGATACCGATATGTTGGTCGGGGTGATAGCCACCCCGTCCGATCCGCCGTTGGCCTTGTACACACCCCCAAAGGTGCCAATCGTCAAAAACTTGGGGTTGCCGACAAACCAGCGGATGCGGTCCGCCGTGTTATTCTGGGATGTGATCGTAAACCGCAGCCCGTCATTGGCGGCCGTACCTACGGTGAAATCGTCGTACTGCGGAGCACCAGTAGACGTATCGGGCCCGCGGGATCCATATATCGAATCCGGGTTATTGTCTGTTCCCCCCATCCACAGGCACCCGCCATAGAACCCAACCGCTCCTGGGTAATCCCCGGCTCCGGTAAAAGGATCGGATGTGCGCGAGTACGTCGTCAAGGTCCAGGATGTATGCCCGGTACGGGTCAGCTTGTACGGCGCGTAGTCAGGATGTACGATATACATGACATCCGCCGTCTGCGCGTACTTAAGCTCAAACAGATCCGCTTCGGCATAAGGAGACGCCAATTCATATACCCGCGCCACCTCACCCCCGGATGCATACGCAGTGTACCCACTGGTGTCGAAATACGTGCCGTCCACGTCGGTAATACAAAACGAATTGACCCCGGAGTTGGCAACCAGCGCGAACTGCCCGTTGAGTTCGGTCATGCCCACGATGCCAGAGAAGTATACCTCGTCGCCGTTGTTGTACCCGTGGTTAGGCGCGGTCACGACGCCGGACGACGCCGCTGTGATGTCAGTAATGCTGACGCCAGTCTCCAGTGCGTTACCGCCGTCCTTCAAAATACGCAATTTGAAGTTGGTGAATTCGAGTACATACGCCTGCTCGTCGTTAAACTGAAACGGGATCAGGACCGCCTTCTGATTCAACCGCGTATGATTGACAAACATCGTGCCGGGTCTGAACTTGGCCGGTCCCGTAACCTGGGGGATAAAATTCAGACACACCTCCTCCCCGGACTGGTAGAACGGACGGTCCGTCCGCGCCCAGACTTTGGGTGAAAGCTCACCGGACGAAAAACTGAGCAAGGGCATGTTTATTTCCATTAAGATTCTTCCTGAAACTTCAAGTCCGTGACGGTACTCAAGTACGTGGCTTGCGCCCGGGCGCCACTGTACCGACTACGGCGTCGAACTTTGACCGGGTTCTCCTGCCCGTTGGCGGCTTTCGCTTTCTGCTCGATCTCGTCGCGGAACTTACGCGCTGCGTCCGTAGCCGACGGCTTTCCGATCAGCGTCGCGGCGAAAATGATCGCCAGCTCCGCTGCCAGAAGTTTCGTGAACATCGGGTCGAACCGGCGTACGTCTGTCTCGTCACGCACGTAGGTGATGTTCAGTGTCTCGGCGCCCATGTTGTCAAGCAGAATCTGATTACCTTCTATGGAGTAGTCATAAGCATATGACTCCGTGTAATTAGTGCCAATCGAGAGTATTTTCAGGAAATCGTTGGGAAGGTCGTAGGCGTCGTCATACCCGAAAGTCGGGTCAGTCGAGTTGCGCGCGATCCGCCGGCGGCGGCGAGCAAAGCTCCAGGGGTGTGATTTGAGCACCATTTCGCGCGTGATGTCGTAGTGCCGGGCGGCGATCGACTCAACTGTAGAGATAGGGGACGTGATGTCACCCAGTGTCGCTTGCTTTACATAATCCAATGCTAAGTTACATACCGCACTTGCGGACACCGGAGATGCCATCACGCCCCCTTATTTAGTTACTCTTACGCGCCGCGGATAACAAAGAAGTTACCCGAAACCACCTTGCCTGCCGTGCCTGCGTCATTGGCAGTGAACGCCAATTCGTACGCTCCAGAACTGGCAGCCTGCGCCGAAGTCAGCCCCAGAAGCTCGTACATGCGCTTGCCGTGGTTAGCCGCGGCCAGTGACAAGTAATCGAGCGCCCCGGAATCCGCGCGGGCGGTCACGAATTCAACCCCGTCGATAAAGATGTCTTTATCGAGGACTCGGCCATCGTCACCAACCTTAGGTGCGTAAAGCCCGAGGTCGTAGTCATTCGCCCCGGAACTCGCCTCGTTGACGAGCTGCACGCCGAGATAGATGTCCTGCGGGGACACTGTCCCCACACGGATAACATCCCCGTCGGTATCAACCGTGTCAAAGTTAAACGGAATCGCGGTGACCGCTCCGCCGCTGAAATACACGGCATCACCGGTATTCACCGCAGCAGAGGTCACGTTGTGTGTTGCATATGCGTCAGCCATGGTATTTGCCTCCTGCTGATTGATAAACGGTTACGGAGTCAGGTTTACCTTCTGGATGCGAGAGCCACGAGTACGGACGGAACCACACTCCATGACCACATGCACCACATAGCTCTCGACGTAGTCCGGATGATCCTTGATCTCCAGAGTCCGCTCACGGCTGGAACCGAACACCATCGCCCCATCGACCATCGCGAACGACACACGGTACGGGTTGGTGTCAACCTGTAAGATCGGGTTGGTCACGCTGGCGCCAAAAGGTATCAGCTCGATCCCGACAGCCTGTTTGACCACGCCGCGGTCAACGACATATTGCCGAGAATAGTCCCCGCTGGTGATCTCGGACTCACCCATGAGATCAGTGTGCTCGTCACCAGTGATACCCATGCATACCCGGCGATTACCGTCGATAGCGACCTCACTGTCCATGAAGTTCTGGAGGATCTCCAGGAACTCCTCGTAGACCAGCCCGGAAGTAGCGTCCACTGTCAATCCGCCGTCGTTGGCGAACGTGACTGTAGTAGAGAAATCCCGACCCGTCGAAACAGAAGCGAACATCTGTGCGTAAATTACGCGATCGACTTCCCGCTCCATCGCCATGATACAGGCCGCGGCCAGCTCACCCTGGGGATCAGTAATCATCCCGCGGATGTTCTTGCGATCGACCAGCAGTGTCACCGCAATACGATTGCGGGACAATTTCCGGCGATTAAAGTTAACGTTGGTCGGCTGGATTCGCGCGTTGGCTCCATTGGCGTAGTACGCGCTCACATCATCGAGACCGTCATAGGCGAAATCGTCGCCCGTGACCTGCACCCGACGAGAGTACGGCAGAAGACGGGAAGTCATCTGCTGCTCTTTAATATCGAGCATCGCATTGAACTGGGTTGTTTGTACGACATCGTAAGACATCGACGCCCTCCTCGTTAAGATACAGTTACCGAAACCCGTAGAATCCTTTGACCCCACGGTAACGATACCCGTCTTCGAGTACGGACGTCACCAGGCTGGGCGGCCCCTCCACACTTACGCGTGGGTCGCGGCCTATTTCTACACATACCACAAACAGAAAATATTGTCAAGCATTGCTGCGAAAAATTTTATCGCTGCGTCAATTTCGCCATCTTTTCCTTGATCGCTTCGACCTTGCGGACTGCGTTCTCGTGCGCAATCTTGTCCTTAAACGGATTGGCATACGCCGGGTCAGACATCGCCGTGCGCAACTCGTTTGTCAGCGACTGCATCGTAACAGCTCCCGCCCCTGGGGCGCCCGCGCCGCCGCGAAACGCATCCTCCTGCCCGAACTTCTTGAAAAGCGAACTCGCCAGTGCTGACACGATGGCGATACCTTTTTCGTCCATCATGTTCAACAAGTGCTTCTGCTTCTCATCGAGGTTCGACGCCAGAACTTCCTTAGCGACTTTCATCACATTCTCGCGCTCAGCGCCAAACGTCTCGTTCATCGTCTTCTCGAACAATGCGTCTGCCGCATCCTTGTCCGCTTTCTCAGCGCCGTACACCTTACTCAGGAACGGAGTCAAAAACCGCTCGAACTGCTTAGGCGCCAATCCCGCAGCATGGGCCATCTTGCGTACCTCGGCCTGAAACTCCGCCGGCATGAAGTCGTCCGGTGCCCCTTCGATCTTGGGAAACCCATACTTATCGTCAGTCTCCGGGCGGATCTTACGGAAGAACTCGTCCCACTTATCATCCGGGCTGTCCGCCTTGGGGAACGGATCTCGCCCGATCATCTTCTGCGCACCGTGGAACTTGTTGTTGAACGCTTCCCAGGGCTTCTCCGCCGCGAATACATCCTTGAGATACGCTTCCCCCCGGATGGTCTCCGGTATGAGCTGTTGAAACTGCTCTCCGTTAAGCGTACTCAGTTGCTGTGAGATCGTGCCAACGTCGATAGTTCCACCGCCTCCCTCCGCGAAATACTGGATTCCCGCAAAAGCCGTCAGCCACTGCCACAGGGTTTTCCCGAAGATCATCCTTCACCTCTTTCGATTTCTACAGCGATTATATCTTTTGGCCTCATCAGCGCCCGCAATTCCAGATACTGCAACCGACGGTATTCGTTACCGATCGTGCCTTCAGCAGACACCCCACCGGTAATAAACGTCAGAGACGTACCGATCTGACACCGAGCCAGATGCCGTAGCACCTTGACTCCGCTGGGGTTCTCCGCCATCGCCTGCACCGCTACCCGCAGCTCATCGAAATACGTCTTCTGCCGCTGCTGGGCCTCTTTCTGCTCCTGCACCCGTTTCGCCTGACTGTCGAGTCGGTCTTGAATGACGTCCTGTTCGCTCATCAGCTCATCGCCCCCATCATTGTAGCCTGCGCCTGCGCCTCGGACTGAGCCGCTCCGGCGTTGGCTTTGCGTATTCCTGCCTGCTGCGCCGCCGCCTGCATTGCAGCTATCTGACCCTGCATCTCCTTATGCGCGGCCATTCTCTCTTGAAATACCTCGTCAGACGCGTGGATGTCCGGCGTCGAACCTGAAAGCTCGTTGAGCTTCTGGCTGACCTTATCCGGGTCCAGACGCATGGTCAATTCCGGCATGATCGACGCGTACTGCGCAGCGATACTCAGCTCGGTCATAATGCCCCGCAACTCCTCTGAACGCATGATCCGCGCTGCCGGTGAAACATAATTGATCTTGTACCACGGCTGCCCTTTGGAGATAGCCTCAGCCACCGCTTCCGGTATGTACAGCGGCTCCTCGCCCCGCGCCAATACTTTCTGCTCCTGCTCACTACCGGGATAAACTCCGAGGTGCCCGATCTCCCAGAGCAAATTGACGCACCGCTCGATCAGCGGGGTGAACATCTCATTGATCTGTCGAGCGTAAGTGCCGCCCATGGCGTCGGCACGGATCTCGTTTCGGATCTGTGCCTCACCAAGTGTCATGCGCGTGCTGTTGTTTAAGTCCAACAGTCGATCGAGGAAGAAGTGCTGCGCGACCGATTCCTCCAGCATTTCTTTGAGTTTTATCGTCGAATTAAGCTCCCCCGACTGAGGGATGGGGAATATCGGGTTGGCTGCTGTGGTACGCTGTGAGATATTGAGCACATTCACCGCGCCGGCGGACAAGTCGATCGTACCCCCACCGAACGTACCGTCATCGAGAATCGCCAGTGCCGGACGCAGATTCGTCTCCGCCGTCTGGTGCAGCAGCTCCACCACGGCGTTGAGCTCGATGATGTCGGGCAAAGCCTCCATCGCCGGCGAGCGACCGTAGTCTTCCTCGACGTTCTTGTAAAATCGACATATCTTGCACGGGAGCTCGTCGTATCCGCTCTCACGCATCGTCGCACCTTCCTGGGTGGTGAAATGCACCGACTCGTAGGCACGGTTAAGCATGTCTGATTTACTGGGGTCGTAACTGGCGCGGGGGCCAATATACGTGGCAATCTCGAACTTAGTCTCGGTATCCTGCTTCTCGAAAGCGGGCTTCATCTTGTCAGTCAGTTTGTCCTCGCCGTACTCCTCCGCCACCTGCATGGCATTGAGCTTGCGGCAATAGAAAAACGACTTGACCCGGCCCATAGCGTCGATCTCGATGTAAAGCCCCTTCAAGTCCCAGCATTTGAAATCCAGCAGCGGCCCGTTCTGCGGGCCGTGAAACGCCGCCACGCCGCTGGTACCGAACGAAAGCTGATCGTTCATGTACTCATCGAGCGCGACCTCCAGGCCCGCTGCCGGGTCTTCCATCGCCTCGATCAGCCGGCGGTTGGCTTCTTCGTAGTATTCTTTGACTTCTTCGGATTCTTCGATCTGTCGTGGTCGGGAAAGATAAAACGTCCGCGCCCCGTTCTTCCAGAGAGCGCCCAGAATAGCAGAGGCAGCGATATGGCAAGCGCGATTAGCTGCGGAGCTGTACACATCTCCATGGACAAAAAAATCCCCCTTGGTATAGTCCTCGATGAACCCGTACTTGCGGAATCGCACAAACCGCGCGATCAGCTCGTACTGGTTGTTGAGGACTGCTCGGTTGGCCTTAGCCGTTTTCAGGCGGCGATTGAGTTCCTGCGTGCTCGTCATGCGCCACCTGCCTTATGAAAAGACTTTCTGTTTGCCGGTGGAGAACGGTCCGGTCAACCCCATCGGAGAAGT